ACGCTAGATCCACGTCCGTCTGCTGTTACAGGGAAGAAGTAGTCTTCGTTGGTGCTTAATGGATTATATGTAGCATCCATCATATTGCTACCGCCACCAGTTTGTGTTGGAATACGACGTTGATGAATTTCATTTTTGATACGATCAACAAAGGCCATGGCCATATGACTTGGCATGTTACCTACGTCAATCTTAAACACACGGCGTTCCGGAGCACGTTGTATGCGATAGATAAGAATAGCATCTTCAAGTAATTCTTTTTGTTTGAATACTTTGAAAATACTTTCAAGGATACTATTACCAAATGGCCAATTGACATCTAGGCCTTCTGTTAGACTTATATGTACCACGTGTTCTGCATCAATCGGTGCTTCGTTCTGTGCATGACTAAAACGACTGCCACCACTGTATGGAGTATTTGGTTGTACGTAACTACCACTCGGACCGCCTACTTGTGGATGATTGATAAACGTATCACTGGCTGATATACTGGTCGCTGTTAGATTTTTAAAATTGATATTAATATCTTTGATCAGATATTGTTCTGGCTCTTTGCCTTCAGCTTCATTGACGATAACCTTGACTACCTTGTACATCTCTGTCCAATATAGTTCAAATGTTTCTGGATCACGTAGGAATACCTGATCACCGTATTTTAATACGTTGCGGACCAATTTGAACAAGCGTTTGTTAAATTTGTTTAGGCTACACCATTGGTTGAGTTGATCTTTAAGGATCTTGATTTCATTATCAGTTGGTTTTTCTTTAAAGAATAAATCAAACCCTGTGCCATTTTCTAAATTGCTTTGTGTACAGAAGTCAGCGATGATATCCAAGGCAGCATTGACTTCACTATCCATATCCATCTGTTCGTATTGATTATAGCGTTCTGTACGATTTGGGTGTCCGATATAAACTTCTGGTAGTTTGCTGGCAAAGTTACGATATCCCGGATCTACTGCATTAGTGCGTCCACTGATAGGACTCATCGATCCACTGGTTTCTGGGTTTGCTGATTTAAAATACTTTTTCCATCCGGCCATAATATGATCTCTTTAAGTTAACAGTATTTATCAGGTTAATAACTGTTCTGTACTATTTGTGATGTTAGGCTGTTGTTGTTTTGCATGGCACGAAGGATTTCGGCTAGGATGCCGCTTTGTTGATTTACTGCGGCTGTGATGCTACTGCTGTCCATGCTTACCGGAATACTTCTACCATCTGGTAGTGGTACCACTGCTTCTGTACCATGTAGAGTTTCTGAATATCCACTAACTGGACCTCTGCTGATACCGCCGAGAGCCTTACCTTCATTGAGTTCTGGGATCGTTCCGCTTTTTTTAAGTTCTTGAAATTGTGCGCTGGTAAGTGGTTGTCCTGTTCTAACATCAACTCCAGTCATCGACATCTGATTTTTTAAATCTTCATTCGACATGTTCATTGCAGATGATGACCTTGGTGGAGCTTCTTTACCCATGGCCTTGTCAACAAGACCTTTAAATGTTTCTAATACCTGTTTATTAATCTTAGCCGCGTCTGGTAATAATTCTAGTGTTACCTGTTGAAGTGCGATCGCTAGGTCTTTGGCAGCGATAGCGGCAGAATTCATATCGGTAGTGAGTTTATTAGTAGTTTCTTTTTGTTTTTTAGCTAGTTCTTCAGCCGCTGTGATCGCGTCAGCATCGGGGGCAACTTCTTTAAGGATCGCCATGGCTGTTCTTGCAACTTCACCAATTTCGCCGCCCATGCCCGAAGCATCAACTAGAGCAATACCACGCATTGCTCCAAATTCATCAGTCATCGATTGACGTATTCTTCCGTTGGTATCTTTTTGTATTTCTCGGAAACTTTCTTCATCGAGCATGCGTTGATTAAACAAGGCAAACATACGATCTTGTTTTTCTTTCTGTGCTGGTATCTGAGCTGTAATTATCGCACCTTGAGTATTGATCACTGATCCAAAGTTGACCAAATCCATAAAGTTTTTTCGTGTAACTTCATCTGCGGCAGTATAAGCACGCATGACTGCGGCACGTTGTGTTTCTGGTAATGACGCTAGTTTTTGCTGGAATGCTAGTTGATTAGCTTGATCCTGCGCGGCTTTTGATCTAGTTTTAGCATCTTCTCCAGTTAATGCAGCGATAACTCTGAGATTTTCAGCATATTTTTCTGTCTGCACTGCTACTTGGGCGTTGCTAGCCATCAATGGTCCGCCACTTTGACGCATCTGCATCATAGTTTCTGCAACTAGATCGCCGTGTTCCTCAATCCTATAACCTAAATTTAATAGGTTTTTTCGCATGCCATCACCGCCTGCAGCGAGTGCACCACCCATTCGTTTAACTGCTATAGGAACACTAAGTCCCGATGCACCTAAGGCTGTTGATTGTCTTGCTATTACTCCAGCAAAGTCCTCAAGTGTAAGTTTACTCTGTCCGGCTGCAACACGCATGCCCTCCATACCATCAGTGAATAATGCTCCGCCTGCACTGATATCATGGAATGCCTTGACTGTTTTTTCTAATTCTTTACCAAATATTTCGACAGCAAATTTTGCCAGAGCACTGCCGGCTTCTGCGGCGGCCTTCCCTGCATACCCTAACCCACTGACAAAAACACCAAGACCAGCAACTACTGGATTTTTGGCATTCATCATTACTGCACCAAACCCAGTAGTAGCACTACCAGCAGCACTTATTCCTGCAGCTGCTATGTCAATTCCTGCATTTAGTATACTACTAGTCAGTTGCACTGAGCTAGCGTTGTCTTGTAATCCTCGAACAAATTTACCTGTGCCAGTGATCGTGGCTTTGCCTAATTCTGTACCAAAATATTCTAATTGTTCTACTGCATTCCGACGAGCGGCCTGTTCTAAAAGAGCAGTACGTTGTCCTTGTAATTGTATGATCTTATCTTTTGTTACTGAATCTTGAGCTTGATCTGCTAGTTCTTCGATGGCATCGTTTAATTGTTCAAGAGCACGCAGTTGATCAGCATAGCCAGCACGGCCCTTCTTGATTTCTTTGTTTAGGTCATCAAGAGATTTCTTAAAGGCGTCGGCTCCTTTCTTGGCCGCATCGCCAAAGTTTTTCAGCTGTAGATTAGTTATACCAAATCGTTCACCTAGGGCTCTTAGCTGTTCCTCAAACTGGCGTTTTATTTCTTCATCCATCGAGATTTTGTTATCCTGTATTTTTAGCACCATAAATATAGCATATACGGTACTACTCTATTATTTATAGGATTTCAAACCATGGAAGAAACTACAACAGCAATCGCATCAACTAACCCATTAGCCAAGCACTTTAGGCAACCTGCGATTTATTTTAAGCCACCTAGCAAAGGAAGATATTGGCCAGCAACAGCATTAAATCTTCCACCAAACGGTGAGATTGGTGTCATGTCAATGACTACCAAAGATGAGATCACGCTAAAAACGCCAGATGCCTTGTTAAATGGTCAAGGGGTAGTAAACGTTATCGAAAGTTGCTGTCCGGCGATCAAAGATGCATGGGCCATGCCTAGCATTGATGTTGATGCTACTTTAATCGCTATACGTATCGCTAGTTACGGTAATCAGATGGACTTTGCAGCTAAATGTCCACACTGTGATCAATCACATGATTATGCTATCGATCTTGGTCTAACCTTGGCTAGCATTGAAGCACCAGACTATAATATTCCTTTGGCAGTAGACGATTTAAAAATACGTATACATCCGCAAGCGTATTTTAGTCTGAACAAAACTAATATGATCGCTTTTGAAGAACAGCAGATCCTACGTAGTTTATCAGGGTTAGAAGATAATCCAGAAGAAGCCAAGGCGAGATTTGATCAGCATCTGGCCAAGGTCATAGAACTTAATATCTCTTTATTAGCAAATAGTACAAAATCGATTGAAACCAAAGATGGCACCTTGGTCACAGAACCAGAGCACATCACAGAATTTTATAACAATGCCGATAATAAGATAATCAAGAAAGTGCAAGGTTATTTAACAGAACTCAGTGAAAAAGCTGCAATCAAACCAGTTGATGTTAAATGCTTAAATGAAGAATGCTCAAAGGGCTTTCCAGTGAACATCACCTTTGACTACGCAAGTTTTTTCGCATAAGGCTCTTAACACTAGATAACGACGCAGTCGCGGCCTTGATAGAAGGCTACGAAAAAGAGGTAAGAGCCTATAGAGATGATGCGCTGAGAATGGCCTGGTACATGCGAGGCAGTATATCTTACGAAGATGCCATGCTGTTAAGTTTTAATGATCGCGAACTGATCAATAAGATCATCAAAGATAATATAGAAACCACAGAAAAAACCAAACTACCTTTCTTCTAGGAAGATAGTTATCCAAAAGCTACAACCATTAACCTACCATATTAAAGTTTTCCAACGACTCTAAATAGTTTACCCATTGCGAAAGCAGTGTTGGTTATAAAGGAGACTCCAGATAATGGAAATCTTAGCTACAATTAAGAAATGGGCAAGCGCCTTGTCAGATACAGCAGTGAGTGTTATTGCACTGATGATCGTGTTAGAAGTATTATTCAAGGGAGCAGCCATCCCATTTTTACCAATCGTCGACGTGATCGGTTCAGTTACAGCTATTGTAAAGGGACTTGGTTCTGAAGGTGTTGTTGGTCTAGTGGCAGTATGGGTACTATATTCAATTTGGAAGAACAAATAAGTCTTAAGTTCTTTTAGTTATAAAACCAGCGTGGATATTCATTTATATTCACGCTTTTTTATTGACTATTGTCTTAACCCTATTAAGATGTCTACGACATCTGCATTTCGCTTGCGCTCATGCTTTTCCTTCTACTCTAATAACTTTGATTTATTGTTAGTTCTTCATGCTTTATCTAGATCTTTCAGTCGTAATTTACCTACAACAGGCAAATTACAACGAAGACTTTATCTGAGTCCTTCTCGCGTACTAACTAAAAGAGATTATTATCATCAACACGGAAGCGGTCAGCCTGTACTCCCTACTCTAGATTCTTCTGGCGGTAGCATCCATAGCCGTAGTTAGCCAACTATGAACTGCTCTCGGGTCGGTTTGTTTCGGAGCCCGAATCTTTTGGTTTTTACACCTAAAGATCGGAAG